TCTGAATAATGTACCAAAGGTACGTATGACCTTCACGGCCGACATTTGGAAGATTTTCAGTCACCGGACATGAAAGGTCATCTGGTCCTTTATTATACACTTTGACACGTGACTTTTGTTCTGGAGTAAGCCAATCCAGCCAGTTAAGTGATTCATTATATCGAGCAATCACGATGTCGTACATATCTACTGAAAAATTAGATTTTTATTCAAGTCTTATTGTAATGTGGTGTGTCAGACCCCCAGAACAAGTCCTTTATGTAGTCCTTCCGTACTTTAATTTTTGCGGGTTCAAACGGCGCCGGGACCTTTTTATTGAATTTGTCGAACGAATGAAACGGGTCAAGGGTATTCGGATTGTCATATCCGAAGTCGTCGGACCTGCGCGCCTACCATGCTTCAAAGGAATCATGCACCATCTGACATTTGAAACATCCAGTCGAATTTGGCTCAAAGAAAACCTTATTAACATAGCAATCAAACAGCTTCCAGCCACATGGAAGTACGTCGCGTGGATCGATGCCGATATTACATTCATAAATCCGAAATGGGTACAAGAAACACTTGACGAACTTGAACAGTACAGTATCGTCCAGATGTTCCAGACGGCCGTGAACATTGGTCTGAAGGGTGAAGTGTTCAAGGTGGACAAGAGTTTCGGATACATGCTTCGCGGAAGCGGCACGCCGTACGTGAAAAACGACAAGTACGGTTTCTGGCATCCGGGATACGCGTGGGCCTGCACACGTGATGCGTGGATTCAAACAGGTGGCCTTCTCGACTGGGCCATTTTGGGTTCCGGTGACCGCCACATGGCCATGGCCCTCATCGGAAAGGTTCTCGACAGTGCACCTGGGAACATCCATGAAAACTATCGCGCGATGCTTCGAGAATTTCAGCACGCATGCAAAGGCCTCACGCTCGGATACGTTTCGGGGACCATTATTCATCACTGGCACGGGTCACTCGAAAATCGTCGATACAAAGAACGTTGGGACATTTTGACCCAAAACAGATTCGACCCGCTCGTCGACATTGGTGAACGGGGTGATAATGGTCTCATTCAACTCACAAAATCGGGCCGACGTATGGTTGTCGACCTTGACAACTATTTCATGGGTCGTCTAGAGGATAACTAAATAAAAGATGTATGGTGGAACAACGAATCATCGACCATCTGGATATTGACAGTCGACGAGCACTTGGGCTTCCGCCCCGACGACTCAAAAATATTCCGACGATTCGTTTTCCAAAGTCGCGCCTCTTCGCGCGGGACGACATTCACATTAAGGTTTCACCCTGGCGTCTCTGGTTCTTTTTTACGGTGTACCTGACGGTCGACGGGGTGAACTACGCCTCCGAGACCGAGTATTGTTACGAAACCGGGTGCGTCATCACACGCCTGACGGGCGGGCCGACACATCATCGATTGTACCAAATTGTTGACGTCCAAGATGAAGAACCATCGATGATCAATGTTCGACTTCGACAGATCCACAACGAGTTTCGCTCTTAAAAAAAATGTCCGTTTTCCCTAGAAGTCCCCGCACTTCTGGATGGTCTACATAGTGAATCTGGATCTTGTCCGCCAGGCTCACTCACTGTGGACTCAGATGTTCCCGACCATCAGGCCACACTACGCCGTAAAGTGTTGTCCGGACCCCATGGTGGTTCAGACGCTCATAGAGTGTGGTTCGGCATTTGATTGCGCCAGCCCGGCCGAAGTTGACATGGTCATCGGCAAGGCACCAATTATATACGCAAATCCGTGTAAACTTCCGTTAGATCTGGAGTACGTTCACGGATGTGGCGTTCGTAGAACCACATTCGATAGCGTCTGTGAATTAGAAAAATTAGCGGGCAAAAACTGGGAATTGGTCATGCGCATCAAGGCGGATGATCCAAACGCCCGGTGCCCCATGGGTAATAAATTTGGGGCTGACGAGTCCGAATGGGCCGAACTCGCTCAGGCGGCACCCCCTGGGTCAATCGTAGGAATAAGTTTTCATGTAGGTTCGTTTGCAAACTCGAAAGATGCACACGCGCTCGCAATCGCAAAGGCCCGTCGAGCATTCACAGTGCTCGAAACCCACGGACACACGCCGACCCTCTTGGATATCGGTGGTGGGTTTTCGTCCGAGAACCTGGAATCTATTCTTCCAGTCTCGGAAGCGATTAACGAAGCCGTCAAAGAATACAACTTTGACACGTGTGAGGTTATCGCCGAACCCGGTCGGTTCTTTGTCGAACACGCCATCGAACTGCACACCAAAGTCGTCAGTGTAAAACCGGGCGCGATAACTATCGACGATTCGCTCTACGGCGCGTTCAACTGTGTCATCATGGATCACGCCCGCCCGACACCTCGTGTCGATGGCCCCAGCGAGGTCCGGACCGTCTTTGGGTGTACGTGCGACGGCGCCGACACGATCGGCGAGCTCGCCGTCCCGACCAGTCTCAAAGTCGGTGACGTCATCGTCTGGCCGCGTATGGGGGCGTACACCCTCGCGGCCACCACCAACTTTAACGGTTTGCCGTTCAATTCCCGGCCGCGCAGTTACACGACGGCTTCTTTGCCGGTTTCTGTTTAAACAGACACCACACGAGCCGCGGGCCTTCGACGCCCAAAATTGCACACAGGAGCGTCAGGGGAGGATTCAGATTGAAGACCCACGCAAGCGTGAGCGCCACCACAAAAATCATCACTTCGATTATCGGATCGAGTTGGCACACCGCCGACATCTACTTGGTGCGTGATAAAAGAATCACAATAATAAACGCGAGCAAGACACCACCTGCAATCATCAAGACCCGGTCCCGGTCAGGCGTCCGGACACACCGAGACGACCAGTACGACAATGCTTTATCATAAGGAATCTCAGGTTTGTTCAGTTGGGTGTTGACCAGATTATGAAGGTCGACTGACCATCTGAACATATCGGTCGGATCGACCGGCAAAATGGTCAAGTTTTCTTTGAGGTGCTTTCCGCACTGTACACATGGCAAAATGTCCGGCAGAGACTCGAAAAACCGAACGTACGACTGTACCTTTTCGGGAGTCATCTCTGACGGGGCACTCAGCGCTGTCATGTGCACGACGCTCCAAAAGTACGGACCGAAAATCGTCGGACAAATCTTCATTACTGTTCGGTGCATCTATATTTTCTTTTAAAGTCTGGACGCGCACGATTCTTAATGGTCGTATTGTTTCTGAGCACGCCGTGCTACGGTGGCGTGTGCCTGCAGGCCTACGCTGAATCAATTCTGAAACTTCAGCATCTGTGCGCCGTTCGCGGCATTCAACTCATGCTCGACACGACCGAGAACGAGTCGCTGGTCCACCGAGCCCGTAACCTGTCCGTTGCGCGGTTCATGGCCAAGACCCAAGCGGACTTTTTTCTGTTTATAGACGCCGATGTTCACTTTGAAGCCATGTCGGTCATCCGTCTGCTCGAAAGCGGTCACGACATTTCGTGCGCCGTATACCCGAAAAAGGTGGTCATGTGGGACCAGGCCGAGCAGGCTGTACACCAAGGTGACAATCGTGACCTCAACAAATTGGCCAGCTCGCTCGTCATGAACTTCAAGTACCAAAACAGTCAGGTGGTGAATGGCTTTGTCGAGGTGCTCGACGGGCCGACCGGGTTCTTGATGATTAAGCGTGACGTGTTCACTCGCATGTTTGAGCGGTACCCCGAGCTCAACTGCGTCAACGACCACCAGAATCGGGACCTCGAGACGTACTGTGCCATTTTCGATTGCATGATTGACCCCGTATCGAAGCGCTACCTGTCTGAGGACTATGCATTCTGTCGCCGGTGGCAGCAAATGGACGGAAAGATTTACGCCGACGTCCAAACAACCCTCGGACACATTGGAAACATTCGGTTTTCGGGTCGTCTTGAGGACCGACTCAGTGCCAAATAAATTCTTCGCGTTTTATATTCTCGCGCAGGTTGACAAGCGTCCGGAGATATGTCCGTCGGTTATTCGGATACGTCTTGTCGGTCCGAACCTTGACCGGTGTCCAGCCGAGCTCGCGATAGTCACACTCGATAATCGTATCGTCAGGATAGCCGTGCGGTCCGTGAATCGACACCTCGTTGATGAGCTGGCCGCGCTCCTGAATGTAAAGGTCCGTTCCGCGGACCAAAAAATCAATCGTAATACGGTCGCGCGGTTTCCACTTGAACATCGTCTCGTGCGTTCCGGTCCGGATCGGTTCATTCACGGGCGTAAACACAAGCCCGTCCGTCTCGTAGGGGTATTCGGTCGGCACACTGTCAAACTCTTCGAGCGGCGTCATCGTCTTGACGACCAGTCCAAACGGACTTTTTGCCGTCCGGACGATTGTCCGGACGACCGACTTGGCCTTGGCGAGCCGTTCAGTCAGGGGCAGTTGGGTCACATTTTCACCCCGGACCAACACGGCGTCGTGAATTACAAAAAGTTTCTTGGTGTCGTGACACTCGACGAGTTCACCATCTAGAATTGTTCCACGTGGCAGATTCAGTGCAACGTGGGTCACTTCGAATGCCCGGTTTACAAGCGCACACGTCTTTGTATCGTCGCATGTCAAAAGGTACCGGACACCGTCTGTTTTTTCACACACAACATATGGTTGACGTTTCAGGGCCGGAAAGTGACGACGCTCAATCGACACGGGTTGCGGCCCGGGAAAGTTTGGACCCGGGACGCCAAACGCGTCCAGTATCCATGTGTTCATTGTCCTAGTCTAACTCCGGGCGTCTCTAAGATGTTTCCGACGCACTCGTGTGTGTAATGACAAACTACGCTTGCTTTTGTAGCCGCCGCAACCTTTAGGCCCAGGCGCTGAATCGTCTCGAACATCGCCTCGTACGTTTCGGTCGGGAGCTTCACCTGCACCTTTTCGCCCCGGAGCTTCTTGTCGATCGGCTTTGAATCCATGGCCCACACACGCGCCGACGTCGAAGTCACCTCGTACAGACCATCCGCCAACTTCTTCCCAACCTCGGTGTCAAAGGCCAAACCGCGTTGTGAGGCTGGCTCGGTCGAGCCGGCCAACGTCTTTTTGCGGAACATGTCCCAGTTGATTCCTTCACGGACCGATGGGCACACGAGCACCCGAACATCCTTCTCGAACGGTTCCATCAGCTGGCGGAGCGTGTGCTCATCCAGATTCGTTCCGTAATCAAACCAGATGATGCGCTCGCCCGTCTTTAAGAGTTTGGGGAGCGACGACAGATCCGTCATGAAATGAATGTCGACATGTGCCCCCTTCTGGAGCGCAAACATGTGGAGATTCATGAGCGTGTGAAGCGTCGTGACCGCGATGGATTTGCCACGGGTCACTATACACACATGCATTATTTCGATAAAGTCCAATTCTTTTAACCTTCTTGGAGCGTGTGAAGCGAAACACCGTTACCTTTCGAAACGCTGAACAAGTTGAACGACAGGGCATATATTCTGACCGATCGAGCAGATGCGCTCGACGTCAATGTCAAGGTGTGCTGCTGACGAGTGATGTTTGTCATGTTGATTTCACCAGACGGTTCGTTCAGTTCGGGTTCGAGCGCAAACGAATACATATAGTACCGGCCGTTCGGGACGCGCGTATGGAACTGTAGACCCTGGATCACTCGAAGGTACTGGGCGGTTGCATAATCTGGAGTGATTCTATCAATCGTGTTGAGTGACAGTTGAAGATTGACAAGTTGGTCTGTCGTCCCGTAATCGTACACGTTCGAGGCGGCATCACTCTGGATGACCCAATAGAGTTCCTTGACATCATTCACAAACGACGTCAAAAATTGAACAGACGATTGAGTGGCCGACGGAGGGACTCGAAACTGCATTCTTTGAAAACTTTCAGTCGTATAAATGAGTTCGTTAGATGTGAGGTAGTCCCGTTCGGCTTGGGTGACATAGACGTACTCGACAAAGAGATCCACCTGGATCGGTTTCGTGTACGCAGTTCCAGTGGCGAAAAATGTCGACGGTTTGAATACGACCCGAAACTTGGGCGCTTCATCAAGCGCGATGAGCGGCAGACCCTTTTTCAAAATTGAAAAAGGCATCGGAATGTGGTACGAAGCAAGATTGCTTGTCGTTGAGGTCCCTACCATGTTTGTCAAAGCGGCCTGTTTTGCTTGTGGTACACGAGTATCACCGAGCATGTACAGGGTTTCGCCGTAAATTCTTTCGATGAGTTGATCCTTGTATGAGAGTTCGACCCGGTCGATCATGGCTGTACCGGCACTCGGTTGGACAACCGTCGGTGCGTCAGACGGCCACGTCACCCGAAGGTACATGTGGTGGGCAATGTCGCCCGTCTTGGCGATCCATACGGTCATGTCGTCCCCCCAGTGAATATCCTTTGGAAACTGAAGTCGGATTGTCTGACGGGCAAATTGGGCTGGAGGTGTCATTCTACTTTAGAAAGCAGAATTAAAAAGAAGCCCGCCCGTCCCATTATTTGCCTGAAAAACATTGAACGACTTTGAGTACACGCGAACATTTGCGGCGGCGGTGGGGATGTCCACGAGTTGAATCTCGAGCATCGGTGATGCTATTCGCGACATGTTCAATGAGCCGGACGGCGTTGGCGTTTCTGGGTCGAGTGCAAAGTTGACCACGGCGACGTTGCTGCTTACATATGTGTGACTTTCGAATGCCCGTATGGTCTTTGTCGTGACTTGGTCGTCGTCGACCAGGATTTCACCGTTCAGTCGAAGGATGAGTCGCCGGATGACACACGGAGCATCGACCGAAATCCATAGTTCCCGAACCGGGTTGAGGAACCGAAGTTGGAACTCACTCGTCTGTGCACCCGGTTGAATCGTAAACGTTTCGACGTCCGTCTGTCCGTAGAGCATCTTGCCTGTTTTGGGCGGCGTGGTGTACTTTTCGTACTTGGTGATGATACTGGACGAACTGAGCACGTTCGACATTGTGACCGGATTGTACTGGATGAAATCTTGTAAAATTGCCAAAAACCCTCGTCCGTCAACTTCTACGATGTATATATATCTTGAACCTATAATGAAACGCGTTCTGCGAATGACTGCGTTATAATACGGGCTTGATGTGGTTAAATCTGAACGGTGTGCCAGCATTGTAATTTGAGGACTGGAACCATCCGAACCAGATATAGCAAGTGTATTATCACTGTTGATACGGAAATCGATCCATTCCCATGAACTGGTAGCGTCGAAAGGTTTTGTCGTATCGTATTTGTGCCACAACGTTTTTCTTGAAAAGTCCGTTTCTGGAAACGTACCTGATTGAATCACAGACGCTGTATGATAGTATATATACTTTCCGTCAAACCCACAAGGAATACTATATTCATAATCATTGGCACGAATTACCGTATCACCGGTATAAAACTCCCACGAGGCTTGTTGGTCGATGAGTTGTGTTGAATCATATCTTGAAAATGTTCCAGTTAAACCCCGTAGAGATGAAGATGAAAAATACAAATATCGACCATCTGATATCAATGGTGCCCCTTCTAAATTATAAACTGGGTTTGGTGTGATAATGGCGCCATCGACTTGTGTGTACGCTGTCGTACTCAGAAAACTTTGAGTATCCAATTTGGCGATATAAGAACCCACGGTTGGAAAATATATATACCGACCGTCGAACGTAGATCCAAAATAATAACCAGTGTTTGTAAGTGGTGTTGGTTCATAATATGTAGGAAAAACGTCTTTGACCGATGCAGGAAGTCCACCGGACGTTAGCGTGTACGTATAAGAACTTGATGAATCAAAATCGGCAGTCGTGTCATACCGCATCCACATCAAATTTTTATGAACATCGAGCCCGGGTGTGTTGCCAGGTGTCGCAACAGGATATGTTAATGTTCCGGTGACTAGAACATCTGACCCACTTTGCACCATTGAAGAAATGACCGCACTTGAAAATGCTCCCGCATAACTTGTCCAAAAACTTTGAAGGGCCGTCTGGTCCGATCCTGATAAAGGTGCCGTTTTGTTATAAAACCGATACACAACTGTCCATATTTTTTGGGTTCCATCGAGTGAACCACTGACCCAGCTCGTATATGTCGAACCCATAATGTAATAATTCACAGAGTACTGTATGTAAGCATAACGAGCATCTGTAAGAATAACATTAATTCTCCCGTCGGCAGGGTCGTTTGATGGGAATGCGCTAAAAAAACTGTATGTACTAGTTGTCCACGGTGTTGTGCTCGATGAAAGTATTGTCGAAATCAAAGCTTTTATAAGATATGTACCTGTGGAACCATAGAGTGTTCCGCCGTTTGTAGTTATGAATACACCTGAACCACTTCCGGGCGTCCATTTATAAAATGTCCCGTCATCCTGATTATAAAACCTGAATGAATTGTTCAGTAAAGGACCCATGATGACATAGTTTTTCCAGCCGATTGCCCATGTAGGATCAAAGTTTTGAGTTCCGTCGGCAGTTATCGCCTGAAGATTCGATGTGACGTACGAAGCACCGTCAAGAAAACCGTTCGATAGGATTGGACTCGCCGCAAGATTCTCAAACTTTTCGTATTCGATATCGACCCGGACATCGTTCCGGTAGAGTTCGCTCATGTTCAGTGTGTCCATGTTGAACGACAACTTTGTATAGTATTCTCGAGGGGTCGACACGACCGACGTATCGTTCTTGCCTTCGAGAATCGTCAAACCGGCTTGGTTTTCGTAGGCGACACCGAGGTCCTGTTCGAGATACAGTCGCTCGCTCGTCAGACGATCGATGGTCTGTCCGCCGACGGTCAACGTCGCACTCTTGACGAGTTTGGTCGCAACCGAATCGACATACGAAAACCCGTTCGACGGCGGCGGTGTAAACCCGCGGATCCAACCCGCTTGTACGAGCGTCAGTGGTGCAGTCAGCGTACCGCCCGTAAAGTTGTACGCCGGATAGCCACCATTTATTGTAAAAAAGTCGGGATCCCGAACATCAAACCCCCAAAATGAGGCACTGGCTTCGTTCTGGAAAAAGATGTTCGAATAGACGCCCGTGAAAACAAACTTGTTGATTGTATCATCATATGTGACATTGATATTCGAATATCCGACAAAGTTTGTCGTCCATGCCGAAAGGAATTGTGTATTAAAGTAGCCGACGAAATCACCCGGCTGAATCGCGAGCGTGTTTGTCTGGACGTAGATTTGTCCGTCGACTACGTCAGAATACTGAGGGTAGACGTACCCTGGTCCGAGTGGTGTGTACAACTGTGGAAGTTCAGATCGGACCGTGAGGCGTCGAACCAGATCACCCTTTGGTGGAATACGGGCCGAGGCCGTACCGCCAAACGCCGGCACAGACTTGTCAAACGGAACCTCGAACGATTCGGCGACGTACACTTCACGAGTGTCGTACTTTCGAGAGAACAAAGTGTGCTGAGGGTCCTGAACGAACGTTCCGCCGGCCTCAAGCTGAACCTGGGCACCAGACATGGCGCTCCTCTATCAGGGGATGCGTTTTTTGTTTTGGCCAAATTTAGACGTGTACATTAGGGATGACGAGTTTGCAACTCCGCAAATTTGATCCGAGCAAAATTGCAGACGACAAGGTGTGTGTGTTTATCGGAAAGCGTGGTACAGGCAAGTCTACGCTCGTGACCGACATCATGTATCACAAACGGCACATTCCGGTCGGTATCGTCATGTCCGGTACCGAAGACGGAAACCACTACTACAAACAGTTTGTGCCAGACCTGTTCATCTACGGTGACTATAACCGCGAAGCGATCGAAAAGGTCTTGGAGCGCCAGCGGCGACTGGTTGGTGCCGGCGGAAAGTCGGGAGCGTTCCTGCTCATGGACGATTGTATGTACGACAAGGCGTTCATGAAAGACGTGTGTATCAGACAATGTTTCATGAACGGGCGACACTGGAAAATCTTTTTTGCGTTGACCATGCAGTACTGTATGGACTTGAGTCCGGACCTGCGCGCCAACGTCGATTACGTGTTTGTGATGCGCGAAAATGTTATTCAGAACCGAGAGCGTCTGTACAAATCGTTTTTTGGAGTTTTTCCGACATTCGACATGTTTTGCCAGGTGATGAACGCCTGTACCGAAAACTTTGAATGTCTCGTTTTGGACAATACGAGCAAATCCAACCGCATTGAAGACTGTGTGTTTCATTACAAAGCGCCAATCCGCAAGGGTTTCCGGATCGGCTCCGAACAGATGTGGCAGTATCACCAAAAAAACTACAACCCGATGCACGTCATTCGACCTACGAGCGGCGCGACACCCATTAAAAAGAAGGGGTCGTCTGGAGTTACTGTGAAGAAAGTGTAGAGGCGCCTGCATTCAGCGCCTCCTCAATCAGAGCTGCCGAACGAGCAACGGGCACATCCTCCTCGTCGTCCTCCTCAGCAGGCACATCCTCCTCCTCTTCTTCGACAACTGGAGCAGCCACAGGCACTTCGGGCTCCGGCTCGGGAACAGTCACTTCGGGCTCGGGAACGACCACAACGGGCTCGGGCTCGGGAGCAGGCGCCCAACCGGTACCCATTTCGTAATACATGCAGAGGAAATAATTGTGCGCTGATGAAACGCAAAAAGACTCTGTGACACCATTAGAAGCATGCCGATGATTGAAAATCTCGAGTTTAATGGTGCACCACAAATTATCCAGTACATACCGAATGTCGAGGACATTCCTGAACCAGAACCAGGATCTTCGCCACTCGATTTTTCGGACCAAAAAAACTCTGGTCCAATAGAAATGGACTTTTCGACGCCGATTCAGGACGTCATGCCATCGGCCGCGTTTGAGAGTGAGGAAACTCCCGGCCTGACTGGTCCGTACAGATCCCCCTCGAATAACCGTGTCATGGGTATTAGCCCTGGTGTTGTCCAGGTCGAGCCCAGCACGGCGTCCAAGATGCCCATGGGCCTGACGAAGGAGCAGCTTCATGCACTGGTGGCTGGCATCGCGGCCGTTGTCGCTTTTTCAAAGCCGGTCCAGGACAAGCTTTCGACCGTCGTGCCCAACTTCATGGGCGACAGTGGTGCTTTGTCGTTGACCGGTATGGTCGTCACGGCCCTGATCGCCGCGATTGTGTTTTACGTTGCAAACCGTGTCCTCGAGAATCAGTCGTGAATCTCGCCACCACAGTACGGTTGATTTTGATTCAGAGAGTACAGACCAAGTGTCGTACACAACGTTCGTAAGTCTTTAAAACTTTGCCAGAACGCTTCAGAGTGGTCGTATTCTGGAACGGTAATGTGGGCGAGCTCGTGAATGAGCACGTGCATTGCGGCATTTACATTGTTCCCGTCGAGACAAATGTAAATTTCGTACCCCTTGTTCACATTGTATCCGATTGTTCCTTTATTCATACGCCGACTGTCAATCCCGGTCAGAATGGGCCGACGTGTCCGAAGAATTTTGAACCGTTCGTCGACCGCGTCCGTCTCTTGGAGATGTTTGATAAGTAAGTTGTACCGGCCTTTGAGTTCCGTGAGCATATGATGTTCTTGAAGCAATGCTACGATGATTGTCAGCACAATGGACAGGACAAACAAGACAATCATACCTACTAAGGCGGCACATTTTTCCGCCTGAAGACAAACTTTGAATAAATGTCCGAGATGAGTTCGGTCGGTGGACACATCGGTTCCCATACTTCGCACGTGAACCACCGTGAGAGCGCCGTCTCGAGAATCGTTCGGTTCATGAGAGGCTCTAGGCGTCCGTTGCCGTTGTAAAAGGGGCCGTCGACCAATCGAACAAACGCGTGGTCGCCATCGAGCGTCACACTGTTTCCGATAATGTCCGGTGAAATAAATGTGTACATTCGGTCCGAATCGGGTGTAATGCCAAACAAAAGTCCGCCAAGGCGAGTCCGACGCGCAAGCGCCTTGGCGGATTCTTCGAGCGAGTTTCGAATGTAATGAATCGAAAAGTTGTAGCAAATGGCGTCAAACACTCCGGTGACATTCCGAATATCCCCTTGGTGAATGCAAATACCGGAGACACCGTGCACTTCTGCACGTCGGATAGCCTCCTGGAGAGACTCCGGGTCCGGGTCGACCGCCGTCACGCGTGCGCCCACCTTTTTCCATTTGGACCAATCGCCGCCGCGACCGCACCCACAATCGAGCACCGTGTTCCCGCGCCGGACACATTGTATGATGAGGTCGTTCTTGTATTTGTTGTGGGCGCGACGAAGGTCGTCCATGTTGCGTTTTCTAGTTAAAACAAAAACGCCTGTTATGTTTATATGGCTATGCTCGAGCAGGATTTCCTGACGGTCCCCGGACAGATGTTTGCTCTGATTTCTATGGTTGGCCCGGACATGCCCCAGAAGAATGAGAAGCTCGGTCTGAAGATTCGCGGTTGCTTTGCGACCAAGGATGAGGCGGCCAGCCATGCGAAGCGCCTTCAGAAGGAGGATGCTCTGATTGATATTTACGTCGTCGACATGTACAAGTGGTTGCTGATTCCTCCGGACCGTGACCAGATTGAGGACACACACTACCAGAACGAGAAGCTCGAAGAGATTATGTCCAAGTATCGCAAGAACCAGCAAGAGGCTGCTTCTCATTTCGAGAAGCGCAAGCGTGACATGATGGCCAAGCCCATCGAGGGAAGCGAGACGCCCTACATCGAGCCCGGGGATGAGAACAGCAAGTATTACAGCAAGCCCGACGTGCCGCCGATTCCTCACCCGGCTGAGCTCATCGAGGAGCTTCGCAAGGAGTTTCCCGATGCGGACATGACGGAGCTGGTTGCCAAGGCTGACCTGCGCATCGAGGCGGAGATTCAGCGTCGGCGCAAGGAGGCGGAGGACCGTGCAGCGGCAGCACCGCCGGTGGTACTCGGTGATATTCCGGCACCCGAGCCAGTCGGAGCAGGTGGCGCGGGTCTCCTGAAGTAGGTTTTTTTCGCATCATAGTGTAGATGAAGGTGCTTTTGTACATTGGCTTGTTTGTGTTGTTTGTCACCGTCGCATACATGTTGAGTAAACCATCCAGAAGTTGTTACGCTCCACCTCGTACGGCCGACACGGTCTTGCCGTATGACGTGACCCCGACAACCTTTACTTCTGATTCGAATACGTTTCCGATCCAGAGCGACGTGTTCGAGGATGCGAGCGGCTGGCTCAACATGCGCGAACACCCTTTATCGGACAACTTTCAGTCGAACGCGTACGCCGGATCTGACATGGGTGATTTCATGGGGATGGAGTCCGGGTCCGGGACGGCCATCATGACGGTCATACCGGCCAATGAACAGTACGAGTACAACCCGACACAATCAACCGGGACATATCTTCCGGGCATAACATCAAATACGACAGCATCCGGTTAACTATCCCCGAAGCACAACGGGGGTCATCGACTTTCCGAGCATAAGTCCAAAAATAAATGCGACAAAAATCAAAATCAATACAGTTTTCGAAATGCCATCCAGAAAACTTTCTTTAGGTGGCGGTGGCGGTGGCGGGGGAGGAGGCGGAACCATCATCGAAGGATGGTGCGGATAGTACTCTTCCTCTTCCTCCTGAACCTCATTACTCGTCGGACTCTGAGGAGGAGCCTGAAACATCGCTCTCTATATCACTTGCGTCCGTTTTATCTTCAATGACAAATCCATCAAGGTTGCCATTGTCGTCCGCGTCCGACTCGCTCGTCATTTCCTCGGAATCATATGATGCCTCCGACGAAACGTCCGACAGATCCGTCGAATCATAGTCACCCTCGTCAAAGTCGTCATCGCACACCTCAACCGGCACGTACCGCACTGGCGTCTTCACTGCTCGGCCAGAACGAGTCCGCGTAACCACCTGGCTTTCCTCCACTGCCTGATCGAGGGGCCGGGAAGTGGGTTCCGGGGTCGCCGACGGTGCCGCCTCGACGGAGCGCTTCTTCGCCAATCGGGGCATCTATTTCATCTTCGTGCATTTCGTTTAAGTATCGTGGAAAGAAATAGAACCCCTTCTTCTTTGCCGAAGTGTACAGCTCATACTCGCCTTCGATACCGAGACGGGCTGCCAGGTCGTCAAGTTCTTCCTGGATGTGACTGTCGTCCATGCGTCGAATCGAAAGTCCCAAATCACGAATATTCTCCGTCGCGTGGTAGAGGGCCTTTGCGGCCACGGCCACGTCCTCCTCGTCCTCGAACACTTGAATGTTTGTTTTGAAGTGACCCCACGTTACTGGATCGAGACCCGAGTACGGATGGACCGCCCGTATGTACCGACTCGCTATTGTTCGTGGAGGCTTCAGGGAACCAATGCCCGGGAAGAAGACTAAGAATAGAAGGGCCAGGAGCACTAACCACTGGACGATCATCTACTATACTGGGAGAAAGTATGTACTCTTTACCGACAAACCCGTGACACGTATCGGCATCGTGACACATCTGACATATCCGATCGCCGTAGATTGAAAACCACACATGATTCGATTTGTGCTCGGCGTTGATGTTTTCGCAAAAGTGTGAATCGGTCTGGACCCACCTGGATGACCCCTTTTGCCCCACGCGCTTCACGTGCGCGCGCGCCTGACCCGGAATATACTTTTGGATATACGCCTCGAGTGCGTCATGCGACCCGGTATCCTGGATTGTCGGCCGCACCTCGTTCGTGCGAATACTGAACAGTCGAAGGGTTTCAATGTCCAGTTCCGGGACAGCCTCTCCGGGCTCCCATGGTACATACGGATCACCGGTCGGTTTTTTGTGTGACCAGAGCATGCGTAGCCCGCTTCCGCCATAGACACTCGCGTCGATGAAATCGGCCCATTCTGGACCGTCAAGTTCCATAAGAATCTTGGTTCGGTAGGCGAGCGCCTCTTGGCGCGTGACCAGCGTGTCCGGCCAGTGAATGTGGACGCCGGACTTTTGGAGCCCGTCAACCTCGCGAACCGGTGCGCGCGCGACGATACACCGACCCGGCACCACGTCGCACATTTTTTGGAGAGTCTCCAAAAGAAGAGTGTCGCTCAACGGTTCCGAGTCTTTGAAATCCAGGTCGACAAAGAAACGAAAGACGTCCGTTTTTTGTTCGACGACATAGACGCGCTGTTTTCCCTTTCGAATGACAGCCATGTACTCGACATAGAACGAGTCCACCTGGTCGAGCGGCACGTCAAGAATCCCGCCGTCCATGAGGACGTGCGTCCCGGGACCGTGGGGTGTCCTCCATTTTGCAAACATACTCTGACAGAGAGTCATCATTTTAACCCCACTGAGGATTTGGTTTAAGAATAAAGTCGGGTGTGTCGCGATAATCGACCGTGAGCTCGTTCCCCTGTGGAATTGGTCGAAAACTGTACAAAAACCATTGATTGTTTTGAAAAGATAACCGACAGTTTGGTGACCATGAATGGTTTATTTTAGAAGCCATAGGTGTTATGACTCTATTTGAATCAATGGCAACCCCGATGACGTCCATTGGGAACACATTAACGGACGCAAACAATCCGACACCGTCAATGGGCGATTGTGAAACATACCACAGCATTATATAATGTTTAGAAAGTAAAATGATGTGGTAAAACAAATCGTTGTGAGGGTGCATCAAGTTGTGCCCATCTTAAAATCATTGCAATGTTTTCGGCACATCCATAACCATACTGTTTACCAAATCGAAACATTTCTTCACGAGATGCAGTATTTGAAGGCGTTGCGGCAAGCCGAAACGGATTGAAACAATCTTGACAGTGACCTATGTGTGGTGCGATGTCGTAAACTGCTTCAGTGAGTCGTCGACTTTCATCCTTGGTCAAAGGAGGGCGAGACGTGAGATACTTTACACCTTTATATTGTTGGTCAAATTCTGGAACTGTACAGACGAAATGACGTGAACCATCAGCCGAATCGAGATTTAAACGAACATCGACAACTTTGAGAACATTGTCGACATCTCGAAACACGAGACCGACGTGACCAAAAATCGATCCGGTAAATAACAAACCAAAAATGTGATACATGTACAATTCAGATACATCAGATGCCATTCCACCCTTTCCACCGCGACAGACTACAATCACATCACCCTCTTTTACATTTGAAAAATCTGTCTGAGGAAATTGTTTTTTAAATTCTTTTGAACGAACTATGACCGCGCCGACATATAAGAGAACAAGTGTAATCACTGACCATTTTAGACCAACCAAACGGGTGAGCGCAAATATAAAAAGCCAAAAAATAATAATCATCGACGGACCGTTCAATCTCATACTATCCCTGTTGAACAGACTAGCCTCTGTGGTCAATGGCATGCACTCCATTCTGATATAAACACAGAAATTGTATAGAGTATAGAGATGCTTCCGCGGACGGCCAACCAACGTCTGTTTGTTTCGCTCCTGCAGGTGCCCAAACCGCCCATCGTGTTTGCGTCCGGGCCTGCCGGAACGGGAAAGACACTGGTGGCGTGTCACATTGGTGCAGAGGCGCTCGCTAAAAAAAAGGTTGAACGACTCATCATGACTCGACCGGCCGTCTCGGTCGATGAGCAACATGGTTTTTTGCCCGGAACGCTCGAGGAGAAGATGACACCGTGGACCCGACCGATGTTTGATGCGCTCCGTCGGTACTATTCACAAAGTCAACTTGACCGAATGATGTACGATGGCACAATCGAAGTGTGTCCGTTGGCGTACATGCGCGGCCGAACGTTTGACCGTTCATGGATTATTGCTGATGAGATGCAGAACGCGACGCCGAATCAGATGCGTATGGTGCTTACACGCATCGGCGAAGGTTCAAAACTCGTGGTCACTGGAGATCCAGTCCAGCATGACCGCGGGTTTGAGAATAATGGTCTCAGTGATTTTGTGCACCGACTCGAAAGTTTTCACATCCCAGAGTCTATTCAGCACGTCGAGTTTACGACGGCCGACGTCGTGCGTCATCCGGTCATTCACGACGTGCTCGAAGTGTATAAACACAACACGCCCCATTTACGTAATGTGGATTGACAACCGGACCGGGACTATCAAGGTGTACGAGAAGGCGCCGTCCGACCCTTTTGTCAAGAAGATGTCGTGGCGTCCAGAGGAGAATGCATGGGTTCTCGAGCTGCCCGAGATTGAAAAGATTTACAATTACGACGAGACACTGGGTCATTGCACCCAGATTGTAAATGACCCGGTCCAGACGACCGCAATGGCCAAGTTTGTCGATGGGAATATGAGCTACGCGGAAATGCGCGGTCTGTGCGGTTAGACCATCTGCTGTGCATCTTGTGTCTCCTGAGCAGTAGGTTGTATGCAGTTCATCACTATAGTATCTTTGTCCGCTGGAATAATCGTCACGGTCGGATCGTTCATCATTCTTTGAACTTCATTTTTAACAACTTCATCAATCGCTGATAACGCCCTGGATGTTGCTGCATTTTGAATCCATTCTTCTGGTGAATAAGCAATATACTGGAAAGCCTTATACTGGACAGGTGTCAATGTGACTGTGATGTCGACCATTTATGTTGTCCCAGATAAATAAACAGCCTGAAGTGCCGTACGAGCATCACCTGCCGTTGATGATTGTATAATTAGTGAAGCAGATGGAATTCCAAATACTTCAATATAGTCATTCGTGTTCAATAACCATACAACTTCTGTATGATTAGTCGTATATCTAGTAGTTGCCGGAGCGAAGTTATACGATACAGCACGTTCAGTTCCGTTCACTCTTATTGAAGCACCTAGGTACGAAAATGTACTAGATGATTGTAATCGTGCCCGTATTAAATAATACCCGGACGGACCTGTGAGTGTGAAACGAGACGTTGACGTAAGAGTCCACTGAGTATTATAATTTGTACCGCCAAGTACGATGACTGTAGCTACTGTTATAGTCTGATCGCCTGGAGCTTGAGCTTTGTATACATAAAGTACTGGAAGTGTGCTCTGACGAATACTTCCAACAACGTCAAGTGCAGTTACAGGGGTTGTCGTCCCAATACCAACGTTCCCGATATCAACGAGGTTTTTCAACCCATAATGAATAGTCTCCGACATGTTCTAGAGTTTATGTTGTTCCAGATAAATAAACAGCCTGAAGTGCCGTACGAGTATCAGATCCCGATTGTATAGTTACTGTAACCGATGGAATTCCAACTACTTCAATAAAGTCATTCGTATTCAACAACCACACAATTTCTGCATAGGTACTCGCAGTGGCAGTACCACCCGGTCCGTTGCTATATGGACCACCGCGTTCAGTTCCGTTCACTTTTATTGAAGCACCTAGGTACGAAAATGCAGTAGTTGAGGATAATCGTGTCCGTATTAAATAATACCCGGATGGACCCGTGAGTGTGAAACGAGACGTTGACGTAAGAGTCCACTGAGTATTATAAGTTGTAGATGGAAACGTGATGGCTGCTGTAGCTGTTGTTACAGACTGATTGACCCCTGTACCTTTGTATACATAAAGCACTGGAAGTGTGCTCTGACGAATACTTCCAACAACGTCAAGTGCAGTTACAGGGGTTGTCGTCCCAATACCAACGTTCCCGATATCAACGAGGTTTTTCAACCCATAATAAATAGTCTCCGACATGTTCTATTAGAGTTTATGTTGTCCCAGATAAATAAACAGCCTGAAGTGCCGTACGAGCATCACCTGCCGATTGTATAGTTAGTGAACCCGATGGAATTCCAAATACTTCAATAAAGTCATTCGTATTCAACAACCACGCAATTTCTGCATAGATACTCACATTGTTAGCACCACCTGTACAGGTGCTATACGATACACCGCGTTCAGTTCCGTTCACTCTTATTGAAGCACCTAGAGACGCAAATGTACTAGTTGATTGTAATCGTGCCCGTATTAAATAATACCCGGATGGACCCGTGAGTGTGAAACGAGACGTTGACGTAAGAGTCCACTGAGTATTATAAGTTGTAGATGGAAACGTGATGGCTGTAGCTACTTTTGCTATAGTCTGGTCCCCTCCGCTTTTGTATACATAAAGCACTGGGAGTGCGCTCTGGCGAATACTCCCAACAACGTCAAGTGCAGTTACAGGGGTTGTCGTCCCAATACCAACGTTCCCGATATCAACGAGGTTTTTCAACCCATAATGAATAGTCTCCGACATGTTCTATTAGAGTTTATTAAAATATGGCGCCAAGCGTAATTCTGGAATGACTGGCGTCGTCGTTGTCAGACATGCGACGTTTGTCGATCTGTGTGGACAAAATATGACTCGGCCATCGATTGAAAGTGAACCACCAAAGTACGAACCTAACTGGGCTACACCGCTTTGTGGCACAATGTTCGAATATGTGAGCACAAAAGGATCAATCATACCGGCGTTCGAATTTGTGTTTGAAACGCATACGATATTCCCGGATGGTAAAAGTACTCCTCCAGCAAACCCACCTCCGCCTGCTCTACGAACTTGAATGTTCGAGAAGGCGTACGGTGGATTTCCAGAAGGATTGACGACGACGACATTCGCGTTTGTATTTGGAATGCACACGACATTTCCATTTGGCGTGAGTACACCCCCCTGAAATCCACTTGACTCTATGGTCGAATTTGAATACGTACGGTCGGTCGGACTGTACTGAACGATATTTGAAGTACCGTCTGGAATACACATGATGTTACCGGTTGGAAGCAACACCGCACCAGAAAATCCGAGCAATGTTCCGGTCGAAACCATGTTTGCAAATGTACCGGCTGCTCCGTTGTACGCACATATGTTTGAATGTCCAGTAGTGGGAACCATCGTTACGTTCGATTGTCCATCCAAAACACCTCCTCTGAACACTGGCGTCTTAATGTTGTGCCGGAACACATTTGCATAGACTCCTGTTGCTGGGTTGTACGAACCTATGTTTGAACTCGTATACGGAACGAAAATAACATTTCCGGACGGGACGGCGACCCCACCGTAGAAACGCGGTGCGACTATTCCTGAAAAGTTTGTCGGTGTGACTGCCGAAAACTGGTTCGTAAAAGGATTGAAAAGACCGACCGTTGTTGTGCTGTACGGTACAAAGAGAATACGACCGTCCGGAAGACTTACCGAGCCAACATAGGCACTACTTCCAACCGGACCTGTTGCGACGTTTGCAAATGACGGACGGGAACTCGGTGCCCAGAACGACCCTTGTTGGTCGATGACATTACACGTCGCTGATATCCACGCTTGGATTACGGTTGCATTTGCCACGGTGGGAATGATGTGTGGGGCGCGTTTCGTCAAGTCTTCGTTGTAATACAAGTTCCCACTGACTGTGAGGGTGGCTGTCGGCGCTGTGGTGCCTATACCGAGCATTCCATTGTACACATTAATCGTGTTGTTCACCTGAAACCTAGGTCCTAATACATAAACGTAAGGTGTCATACCGGTGTTAGTTCGTCCCGTGACAATGACCGTGTTTCCGTCGGCGCTCATAGCAGTTGAACTCCCGAAGTTTATGACTGCTTGTGCAGTCAGAGCCGTCCCTGAATCCCAAGACCCACCCGTAAACCTGTAAACGTAAGGTGTCATACCGGTGTTGGCTTGTCCCGTGACAATGACCGTGTTTCCGTCGGCGCTCATAGCAGATGAATTCCCGAAATTCGTGACTGATTTTCCAGTCAGAGCCGTTCCTGAATCCCAAGACCCATTCGTAAACCGGTAAACGTAAGGCGCTAAACCTGAAGCTTGTCCCGTGACAATGACCGTGTTTCCGTCGGCGCTCATAGCAGTTGAATTCCCGAAATACGCGGGGTCTTGTGCAGTCAGAGCCGTCCCTGAATCCCAAGACCCACCCGTAAACCTGTAAACGTAAGGTGTCATACCGGTGTTAGTTCGTCCCGTGACAATGACCGTGTTTCCGTCGGCGCTCATATCAGATGACTGCCCGAAGTCGACCACTGCTTGTCCAGTCAGAGCCGTCCCTGAATCCCAAGACCCACCCGTAAACCGGTAAACGTAAGGCGCTCCACCTGAAATTTGCCCCGTGACTATTACCGTGTTTCCGTCGGCGCTCATAGCAGATGAATTCCCGAAATTCGTGACTGATTTTCCAGTCAGAGCCGTTCCTGAATCCCAAGACCCATTCGTAAACCGGTATACGTAAGGCGCTAAACCTGAAGCTAGACCCGTGACTATTACCGTGTTTCCGTCGGCGCTCATAGCAGTTGACCACCCGAAAAACGTGACTGCTTGTCCAGTCAGAGGCGTCCCTGAATCCCAAGACCCACCCGTAAACCGGTAAACGTAAGGTGCTAAACCTGAACCATAACCCGTAACTATTACCGTGTTTCCGTCGGCGCTCATAGCAGATGACCACCCGAAATTCGTGACTGTTTGTGGAGTCAAGGCTTGTATAGCCGTGTCGTTGAAATAAAATTGAGACCCCCCGGTCGCTAAAAAATTGGGATAAGATGTAGAGTATGTATTAATAGCACGAGAAAGAGTTGATGAAATTGTACCTCCACCGACATACATCGCGAGAGAGGTGTTGTCTATCATTTTGGTAACGGTGTCAGAAACAAATACATTGTTCCGGACATTCAGAGTCGTTTGACCTCCTGTGCCTGTTAACGTTAATGTGTTTGCAAACAAGTTTGTTGTCGTCACGGCGTTCGATACGTACACATTTCCGACAACCTGGAGACTCGAGGTTGGTGTGTTTGTGCCTACACCGACAAGATTACTCGTGCTCAAAAAGATGTTTGCGGTCGCCGCGGCAACACCAGACGACACGAGATAGACGACTTCGCCCGGATTTCCGGCTGGTGCAGTACCGACACCGGTTGCACCAGTCGCACCTATATACTGAAGTCCGGTCGCACCTGTGACACCTTCTGCACCCGTTGCACCCGTGGCTCCGGTCGACCCTGTAAAACCAGTCGCTCCGGTTGCACCCGTGGCTCCGGTCGACCCTGTAAAACCAGTCGCTCCGGTTGCACCCGTGGCTCCGGTCGACCCTGTAAAACCAGTCGCTCCAGTCGCACCTGTAGCTCCAGTTGACCCCGTAAAACCAGTCGCCCCGGTTGCACCCGTGGCTCCGGTCGACCCTGTAAAACCAGTCGCTCCGGTTGCACCCGTAAAACCAGTCGCTCCGGTTGCACCCGTGGCTCCGGTCGACCCTGTAAAACCAGTCGCTCCGGTTGCACCAGTCGCTCCGGTAGACCCTGTAAAACCAGTCGCACCGGTCGCACCTGTAGCTCCAGTTGACCCTGTGAAACCAGTCGCTCCGGTTGCACCTGTGGCTCCAGTCGACCCAGTAAAACCAGTCGCTCCGGTTGCGCCGGTAGCACCAGTTGACCCAGTAAAACCAGTCGCTCCGGTCGCTCCGGTCGCTCCGGTCGAACCTGTGAAACCGGTCGCTCCGGTCGCGCCGGTCGACCCCGTAAAACCAGTCGCACCAGTTGCACCGGTCGCTCCGGTCGACCCCGTGAAACCAGTTGCACCTGTCGCGCCTGTCGCTCCGGTCGACCCCGTAAAACCTGTCGCTCCGGTTGCACCTGTGGCTCCGGTCGAACCTGTAAAACCGGTCGCTCCGGTCGACCCCGTAAAACCTGTCGCTCCAGTTGCGCCTGTTGCACCAGTAGAACCCGTGAGACCAGTCGCGCCTGTAAATCCAGTTGCACCGGTTGCGCCGGTGGCACCTGGAAGTCCTGAAATAATAATGATAGGCGACGACGAACAACACCCGTCACCCTGATTGGTAATCGAATACATTATCTAATTCAGACGGAGATTTTATATAAAAGAATCGTACGTGTATCTTTAAGATGAGGTTCCACACAATTGGTATTCAACATACAATAACAAATAAAGAGTATATAGCGTGTGCGTTTACCCAAAAGGTTCTCAAGTTTTGTTCGATGATGACTCTTCGTGGTCACACTGTCATTCACTATGGTCACGAAGATTCCGATGTCGAGTGTAGTGAGCACGTGACTGTTCTCAGTCGGGAAGCATACGACCGTACGTACGGCCAACACGATTTTAGATCAAAGTTGTTCAAGTTTGACATGAACGATGAAGCGTACACCGAGTTTAACACAAACTGTGTCCGTGAAATATGTGCCCGAAAGCAACCTGGTGATTTTTTGCTTGCATTCTGGGGTGCAGGCCACAAGGCGATATGTGAGCAGGCTGGCAAAGACATGAAAGTGGTCGAGCCAGGAATTGGGTATCCGTATGGGCACTTTGCAGAATACAAAATTTTTGAATCGTACGCCATGTATCATTCGTACACGTCACTCGGCCGCGTCGGTCACTGCAGTCCACTCGATACGTGGTCGAAAGAGGCGGTCATTCCAAACTATTTTGAAACAAGTGACTTTGTTGAACATGTTGTGCCGGTCAGTGAACGGGACGACTATTTTTTGTTTGTCGGTCGAATCGGGTCTGCAAAGGGTGTCGACCACGCAATTCGAATGACCGAACGACTCGGCGTTCCGCTCAAAATTGCCGGTCAAAATACGGAAGAAGGCCTGAAAGAAGTTCAGATGTGGCCTCCGCCTCCCCATCTTGAAATCGTGGGCCATGTCGACGTCGACCAACGTAAAAATCTCATGGCCCGGGCCAAGGCGGTCGTATGCATGTCGACCTTCGCCGAACCATTTTGTGGCGTGCACGTCGAGGCGATGATGTCCGGCACGCCTATTATTACGGCTGACTGGGGGGCTTTTACAGAGTTTAATGTCCACGGCGTCACTGGCTTCCGGTGCCGGACGCTCGAACAGATGATTGACGCCGGACGACGCATCAAAGAAATTGATCCAGTAAAATGTCGTACATGGGCCGTGGTGAACTTCTCGACCCAACGGATCGCCGACATGTACGAGGCTTTTTTCAATGGAAATATGACACCTGTTGACCGGCCGACAAAACGGATCGCCATATGGACCGAGACAAAGTGGGCCCTCGGTCGTATATCAAAAGCTATCCAAAAATACATACCCGGAGTTGACATCTATGACTGGTCGAACGCTGAGACAAATCGTCAATTATGGGTTGAGGAGAAATGGAAAGAGTACGATTCGATCATTTCAAACACGTCACTCGTGTCTTTCGGTAAGACGTTTGGTATTGAACCTTCACCAGATATGCTTCGCCGGTTTGTTATCGTGAGCCACTTTCCTCGGTTCGAAGGCATGAGCAATTTCAAAGAAACACTCGAAGGCTTTCAGAACGGACCACGGTACGGTGGAGTTTGCCGAGACACGTGTCGTGAGATGGAAAAATACGGTGTCCAGAACCCATTTTGGTGCCCTTTTGGTGCCGATACAGACGTGTTTCCGTTGGGTCACAAAGTGACCGGTCCGATCCGTCGTCTCGGTATCATTGGAGACTATACTGCATGTGAAGAATATATCAAAAATAAAGGGCTTCCCGTGTTTACAGAAATTTGTGAACGAGGTGGATTCGAACCAGTCTACATTTTTGGAAAAAATGATGTTCCACCCAAAGACCTCTACAAAGATATCGACGCACTCTTGTGCTGTTCGGAACTCGAAGCTGGACCGTTGGGAATTTTTGAGGCGGCATCGTGCGGCATTCCAGTGTTGACCCGGCCGGTCGGGAACGCCCAACACGTCAAAGGTATCGCTGTGTTCGACACGGCCGATGACGCGCTCGCTCAGCTCAACGCCTGGAACAACAATATTCAGGAACTCAAAGAGTATTCTCACAAAGTGTCTCACGAGGTTCGGGTCAATTGGAACATGCGGACGCTCATCCGTAAACACCTCATGGGTGAAGAGTTCACCTACGAAAGTCAACACGACGAGATTGTTCGCCATGTCAAGAAACTCCAAGAGCTTGTCGAGACGACCGGTGAACCATGCGAGGGAAATGTCTTTTGGTTCCAGTATCAACACGGCGGAGAAGTGTCAGAGTTTTTGACCAAACGTTTGAACCTGTTCAACTATTCTCAAAAAGCAAAGACTATTTTGGAAATTGGATTCAACGCCGGACACTCGTGTCTTTTGTACCTAATGTCCAATCCGACGAGCACCGTCGAACTCTTTGACATTGGGTGGCACGCGTACACACGTCCGTGTTTTGAGTATCTGGATTCACAGTTTCCAGGTCGTATCAAGATTCACTACGGGGACTCACGCCAGACACTGCCAGAATACATTTCAAAAAATGTAGGACGTACGTTTGATTTGATACACGTTGACGGAGGGCATGACGAACCCGTTGTCCGTTCGGACATTCTGAACGTCATGCACTTTTGTCGACCGGATACCGTCATCATCAGCGACGACGACAATCTTCCAGTAATTTATACAATGAATCGCAAATATTTTAGGGCCCTACCAGATGCTCTTCCATCCGTGTATCAATACATCGGAACAATCTAAGCCAGGATAGAGCCGCCGACGCCCTTCTCGATGGTCCAGTCGCGCTGCTGGCCGCGGATGAAATCACCGTCACCACCCAGACCGCCTGGCGTCAGGTCCTTGCTGTAGTAGGCTGAATCCTTGTTGAAGCCGCTGGCGGTGTACTGCAGACCGTGCTTCAGCTTGAACAGTCCGGAGGGCTCGCCACGGGACGTCTTGATGGCCAGGTCCGCATAGCCGCTCACGCGCGGGAAGGACACCTGGTACAAAATGATGAGCAGGAGGACAATGACAACAATCTTAGAGACCTTCATGTTTACTAGTCAACCAAGAAAAAGAAAAAACCTGCGTTAAAGCCAGTAACTTCCTTTCTTTAAGAAAGTCAATGGAGTTGGGTGTTGATACCGGACTGACCTTGAACCTCAATGACGATGAGCGTCGCCTGATGGACGAAATTTCGTTCGACCCACCTGAGAAGAAGACGGTCCCGGTCCGCAAACCACCCCCGAACCGTACCGTACGTCGTCCACCCCCCGTCCAGACGTTTTCGTCTCAGGACCCCGGTCTGGATGCCTTCATCAACCCTGGCAAGAGCACCGTCCCTCCCCCGCCCATGCCCGAGATGTGGGATGGCGGCGACGAGGTGAACGAGGACGACGATGGTGAGGAGGGCCAGCCACAACAGCAGCAGTATTCCGGCGGCGGCAACAGCGGCCCGAGCGAGGGTTACAAAACCATCGAAGATGAAAAGGCGGACCTGCTCAACAAGATTGCTCGCCTGGCAAAGCGTGGTCTGCACACCTCGTCTCGTCTGAATGTCTACAGCGACATTGAGGAAATTCGGACAGAGTACAAACGGCTAACCTATGCGATCGAGGTTGACCGTGCAATCCGGTTTCAGCGCCGTGTGCTCATGGCGTGCGTTACCGGTCTCGAGTTTATGAACAAGCGTTTCGACCCGTTCGATTTGCAGCTCGACGGTTGGTCCGAGAGCGTCATGGAGAATCAGGATGATTACGACACGGTATTCGAGGAGCTGTACGCCAAGTACAACACCAAGGTGAATGTCGCACCCGAGGTGAAGCTGATTATGATGGTTGGCGGTTCGGCCATGATGTTCCACCTGACCAACAGCATGTTCAAGGCGGCCATGCCAGACATGGGCAAGGTGCTCAAGCAAAATCCCGACCTGGTCAAGAACATGATGGATGCCGTCCAGCGCACACAACAGCAAGCGGCATCGACACCCCAGGCGGGCGGCCCACCTCCTCCGTCCGTCGACGGCCGCCGTGAGATGCGCGGCCCAGGCATGGACATGTCGGCCCTGTTCGGTATGATGGGCCCGCCGCCAGCCATGCAGACGCGCGAGCCAGCACCGCGCGTCGTCGAGGATGACGAGGTGTCTGATATTGTTTCGATCGATATGGGTTCGGACACGCGCGAAGTGAATGTCGGAACCCAGCGCAAGAAACGCGCCGGCGGTGCAAAGAAGAAGGAGGTTGTTCTCTAGAAAAAGTCTATGCATAAAACATGGGAGTGGCCTACGCGCCATTTGGTGAAGACGACCACCTAGTCGTCACTCCCCAGAAAAGACGCGTTCCGGTCGTCAGACGCGAGCGGGCCGGCATCTTCGCCGGACCCGACGCTACCGAGTGTAATTACCTCGTCATGTTCTTTATTTTTGGCACCTTTCTTCTTGTTCTGCTTCAGTAAAAATCCTTTTTTAAAAGTCGACGGTTCAGGTTTTGGCGGCTCCAGTGGCGGAGGCGGTGGCGTCGGTTCCGGTGCGTGGTGGTGGTGGTGCCTGGGCTGCGGGATGACACCCGAAACCTGTTGAATAACCATTCGCTTCTGGTCAGGCGTGAGAGTTTTCCACTGCTGACGAATAAGCACAGGGTCTGGTAACACACGCCGGAGCGCCCCACGGAACTCAACCGGCAGGTCCTTGAACTCCTTTAGGTCCATCATCGAAAGAACAACCTGTTTCGAATTTTGCTGACGAATCTGATCGATGACCACCGCAATCAGACAACACAAAGCGAGTGCCACGACAATATACGCTCCGTCAGGCATCTTCTAGTGACAGCATACATTTCCCTTGCTGAAACAATGACGCAGTCTGGTCCTCCTCTTTTTCGTGCTCAGTCTGGAACCCACAGTCTGAGTAAATCTTGAGACGTTTTCGATACATGGCATTCATAACGCTCCAGGCGTCGACAATGTCGTAAATAACCTTGGGTCCGTCGACACGTAAAATGCGCCCGACCGCCTGTCGAACATCCGAATGCGGCGTCGCGAGCACAACTGCACTGAGTGTCGGAATGTCAAGTCCTTCGTGGGCCAATGAAAATGTCCCCACGACGATCCGTTTCTTGGCCGATTCGTCCAGTTCGGTTTGCTTCATCCCGCCCATGTAGAGGCCAGCCTTTGTCGGCCCGAGCTGCGCGACGAGCCATTCACAGTGTCCACGCCGGTCCGTCAGAATGAGTGTGTGGTGACTGACCGAAACGTCCCGAATAATGTCCAACAAAAGTTCGTTCCGTTCGGGGATTTCGACAAGTATATTGACCATCGAGGCCAAGCACACCTTGCCGATCCGCGAGACGGGTGGTGGGTGCATGTACTCGGGTGACACAAACATGGTTTTGTACACTCGAACGTTTTTTGACGATTCACGGTGGAGCGAAAAGAAACACGACCCGAGGAACCAATACAGGACACGTGTCAGACCATCCTTTCGGTCGGGCGTCGCCGTGAGTCCCAACGTGTACTTGGGGCACATGCTGAACATGGCCTGTGAAAAGGCGGGCGCGCCCACGTGGTGCGCCTCGTCCACAATCACCATGCCGATCGAGTCGAACGTACCAACCGGATAGCTTCGCATGCACAGTGTCTGAATCATGCCGATGACGAACGGGTGTTCCAGTTCGCACTTGTCACCCTGGACGCGTCCGACCGTCGCGCCGGGACAAAACTGACCGATGCGTTCGATCCATTGGTTCGCCAAAAACTCTTTGTGGACGATGATGAGTGTTCGTGTTTTCATGGTGCACGCAATTGCGAGACCGGTTGCCGTCTTGCCCATACCGGTGTCGAGCGAAAGGACACCGTGGCCTTCGTACTTATCGTGGGCCGTCTGTTGGTAATCTCGAAGTTTTCCGGTGAATGTCACGTTGACTGAAACAGGATCGGGGCGCGCGTCCCGTCCGGCCGGTCCGAGCTTTTCTTCGCCATAAAATCGAGGAACGCACAGATGATTCCTCGTTTCGCGAAACACCTTGAACGCCGGCGGACGAAGACCGAGCGCATTTTCAATCGCCCGGACGGTAAGTTCACGCTTGAGTTCACTGTTCGGTGTCGTGACATAGCCGGAGCGAGTTAGAGACATGAGACACTTGTATACCAAATGCGTCTGTGTTTTATCCTGCCAGGCGAGACGTACTCGAGCCATTTTCTGATGGTCTGGACTGACCTGATTCTGAAGTGCGCCCAGCGCGGCCACCAGGTGATGGTGTCCCAGAAGCCTACCCGGGCAGAGTGTTTCGCCGTATGCGCCGGCGAGGAGTTTGACGCATACATGTGCGTCGACCCGAACGTCGTGTTTACACCGGATGACGTGTTCAAGATGATCGAGAGCCCACACGACGTGACGGGTGCCATTATGATGTCGTCTGATTTCCAGACGCTCACGTGTGGCCGGACGATGGAGTCGCTCGTCCCGACTGCCGAACAGTACGTCGCGGTCGACACGGTCGATCCGTCATGGATGCTCCTGCACACCATTCCGGTCGATTGGAACTTTACGAGTCCGCTGGCCGGTCACGTCGACACGTCTATGCGCGTCGGTAACCGACAGCTGGTGACGCTGTGAAGTATCCAGAATGTTTCACCACTCCATGTCTTGCGTTCGATGACACATTCGAGTACTGACCCTTCAGGCATGTCCTGAACGGGAGTCAGGCCGCACACGTGACACATGACGCGCCCGTAACGAAAGGGCACCTTGACTTGTTTGGTCGTTCCGTCAAACTCGATATTCAGGTATTTCCTGCCTTGAATGTCGTACCAGGCCCGCTTGACAGTCGCCTGGTACAACATTTATTTTATATGACTAAAATTAGGATGGCGTCTCTAGATGAACTCGACCAGCCATCTCCAATAGAAGAAATGTTGGCAACGGTCGCCCAGGTTGTCATGCCCAAGAAAGAGTTTCTGGCTCCGAATTTCAGTGGTCCGAATTTCAGTGGTCCGAATATTGGTGGTGGTCCGGGTGCTCCGGGTGCTCCGGGTTCACCGGATGCTCCGGGTGCTCCGGGTGCTCCGGGTGCTCCGGGTTCACCGGATGCTCCGGGTGCTCCGGGTGCTCCGGGTTCACCGGATGCTCCGGGTGCTCCGGGTGCTCCGGGTGCTCCGGGTGCTCCGGGTGCTCCGGGTGCTCCGGGTGCTCCGGGTTCACCGGAGGGTGACGGTGGTGGTGGTAAACCTCCAAACAATACCGGTGGTCCAGGATCAAAGACGGATGCTGAGGCAAAGGCGAAATCTGCTGCGTTCAGAAACAAACTTATCGCGGCCGGAGTTGCTGCTGCCCTCATCGCAGGTATTCTTGCGGCGGCACTCGCAACGTATCTCGCATCGGCAGGTGCCGAAATTAAGTTTAAACGGATAGTTGCTGAGAAAACTACGGTGTTTGGATATACTATCGGAACACCAACAAAGGTTGGTGTGACATGGTCGGTCAAAAAAGTCGGTTCACCCGGTTCATTGGAAAGTGCCGTAAAAATTACCGATACAGACGACATAGAGTGGCACGATTCGACGATTGACACGCTGGACGGAACTGATGTTCCAGTCACGAAAGTAAAGGGTGACAAAGAGTTTGTGGTTGATTCTAAAAAATCGGACAGTTCAACGATTGACCTGACTGATAAAGGCTACGGTGTCATCAAAACATCGTTCGAAAATCATGTCGACCAGGCTGTAGAGGATGCCGGTGCCGCTGCTGGCAACTTTCTTGGCGATTTCCTTGAGGGTCTTACAGATATTGATTTTGGAGCCTGGCTTATGATCGGTCTTGGTATTTTAATAGTCGTTCTTATCGGTCCCATTGTGTTCGACCTCATCAAAACTATGATGTCAAAAAAATCTAATAATAACGGATCGGGGAACTCGTAAGACCCGAGTGGGTCGTTATCGTATATGTTGTCGTGTTTGCTTCGGCAATAAGTTTTGTCGAATCGAAAGGTGAGTTGAACAACACACACGTGTTCGTGTTTGAATACAAGAGTCCGGTACAAGAAGCGTTCGAACTACAATTTGAGAAACATCCAAAACCTTCGGACGACTCTATGATGTTCGAAGTTGCCAATGTCGGCATCGTTTTGTCTGCGTATCCGACATATTGTCTTGCGGTATCTAAACCATCAATAAAGTAAAGAGTATTTCCTCCAGGTCCAGCTATGATACCGTCCATGGCCGAGTACAAAGTGCATATGTTGGATGTACTCTGCTGAAAGTCAAAGCCGACACACTTGGCAGTCTTTCCACGACTGTTGGCCGACTCGCACTGTAACATACAATTGCGAACCGATGCATTCGAAAACGTCTTATACACGGTCGATGCTCCGAGTCCCGCAAACTGAGAAAAGTAAGAAAAGGTTGACGGGGTTCCGGCCCAGTCGATCCATGATTTGAAAATGTACTTTTTGAGCTTGTCTCTGTCTGTATACCAGAAACCTGTCGGGTCACCCTGACCTATCCTGGTGTACAGAACGAGAGTGATTGATCCGGCGACCAATATGTACACGAAAAATATCAAGGCGAGTGCACTGATAATCTTTATAGTGACACCAAACGTATCCACCGCCATTGTAATACACGTTGAAAAAAAAAGAAACAAATATAGTATGAGTGGGCAGCCTGCGGCGTGCATCACCGGGGTCACACTGGGTGACCCCACACTATGTCCTATACTGAACGAAGCGTCGACAACGCCTTTATCAGGCCCTACAGTCGAAGCACCCGTATCCGTCCAGAACGATATGTTACCAGTCCCCTTACAAAATGCAATCAACACTGGAAGCCCGCTTATCGGATATAATTTTGAGACGGCTGCGAATCCTGTCCGGGCAGATCGAGTTCAATATACGGTTGACACGTACACGAACGTTATTCAAAACTCGGCTGTGCTGGTGAAAAAACCAGAAAAAGTGACCGGTACGCTTTCTGGTGTTGCCGGACCGGACAGCACCGGCAAATCTACCGCTACGGTGACATACACGGTGAGTGGTACACCATACACGTTTACAGGATCCTGGGACAGAACTGTCACGAACGGTGAAACGGTCGACGTGTATTACAACCCGAACGATGTGTCACGCGGATCGCTCGACATTGAAGGTACCGGGGTTGTACCTCCATTAATGACGACGACACCCGGTTACGAACTGATCGATTTTCAGGCGGCCACCACAACGGGTGGAAATCTGTTGCTCGCACCAACAGTCACGACCGTCGACGAGTGTGCTGATCGTTGCGACGATACACCAAACTGTACCGGTTTCAATTTCGGAGGCCTCGATACGAGTACCGTGTGCGAACTGGTAAGGGATGCAACAACGACACGTGAATACGTCGATCAAAAGGTGGGGTTTGTAAAAGAGACGATACCGGGTAGATCATCTGGTACAAACCCTCTTGGCACGGACCTCACAAATCAGGGAGCGTATTGCGAGGATGCACCGGCGTGCAATCGCGACATTGCGCGGGTCATCAACGAGAACGATTCGGCGTCGGACCCGATCGCATCATTTTCAACGTCTGACATAGACTCTTGTGCGTATTGTCCAGTCAGAAAGTATAACCGGGCCGGTCACGTCACGACGAACGAGGTTGGTGTTTCAAAGGGGAACGCGAGTCCTGCGGATGCTATAACCGAGCTACAATACCAGACAGATGGCACATTTCCGGATCATAACCTTGTTATTCAAGCTGGAAAGTTTTATAAAATTGCATCCCACTTTGAGTCATTTGTTGTTTTTACTGTAGCAAGCGGGGAGGGATTTAAATTATTTACGTTGGGCTCTAATAAAAGAATTGTTACGGGATATCCACAATTTGAAGTTCCAATGTTTGGTTTTTTAAGTAAAGAAGATTTATCACGTATTTACTCATATTCAGATCTTATCTCAGAAGTTTTGGCCAATGGACAATTAGGAAGTTCGGGTGATAGACTCGGGGAAGGCTCCATATTAACAGATCAGCTCTATAACTTGACAGATTATTTAAGTTTTCGTAAATGGCCTATGACAAATCATCCTTCGGGAACACCTTACGGAACTCCGGATACATTTACCTTTACACAAGTACCGTTTGTACGAGAAGGATTTCGTATAGTATCGAGTGACGGAAAAGCTTTATCAAATGACAGAAGATTTACAAAAATCGAATATACGTTTTTTTCAAGAGATAGTGTTTTTCAGGTTTCTCAATCAAATCATTATGAATTTGTTAATCAAGTTGACCCTTTGGAATATCCAGGATATCCAGGAACATTGATTAAAGATGGACAATATGTGAAAATAAACTCAAATGGGACTGCTGAAGTAGTTCCATCTGGTCTATATCCTTGGACGTCTAGAATATCGACCAGTTTCAGATTTTGTAGAATAAATTATGCAGTATCGTTTGACTTTTCTAGTTTTGATTGGAGCGGAAATTGGTTTACACAATCGGGTCCAGCAACGTGTGAGGAATATGTTAATATTGTGTATCGTTATGAATATGTACTTTCGCCATTCGATACCCCTGGATTTTGGAACGATATAACAACAGTATGCACTAACAATTGTCCGGCTGGTACTTATGTAACACCGTGTACATCGACTCCATCCAGCACACGAACATGCATGCAATGTTCACCCGGTAGTTATTGTCCACAGCTTTCAGAATCTGAACAACCTTGTCCAGCAAATTATTATTGTCCGACACCAGCTTCACAAATACAATGTTCTATATTATCTGGAATTCGTTCATGTCCAAACGGATATGTAGTACAGAATGTACCTGGAGGAGGGTGTGAAGGATCTCACTCTGCTACAAATAACCGTACAATAGATACGAGTTACACGTGCGTTTTTCAGACATGTCCAGTTAATAATATACTTGTAGGTTCAAGTTGCCAACCTTGTCTAAACGGAGGGACGTCAGTTGGTACAGAATCCAGTTGTTATTGTAGAAATGGGTGGAGCGGTTCAAGATGTGAGACGTGTTCCGCTAATAAATATATATCTGGGTCGTCTTGTTTAAGTTGTCCAGCAAGTTCATCTTCAAGTCAAAATTCCACTAGATGTTCATGTAATAATGGATACGCTTGGACTGGAGCAAACTGGACACTCGGCGCTATACCTTGGGCATATACGGCCGATCCCATTGACTTTACAGGTGGCCGCCTTTTATCTCCCCCGACCTTACCTGGTGGATCAGGTTCTACATGGCAATACACACCATTACCAACTACAACTGGTACATCCGCAATATGCGCATTTTGTAAACAAGACTATTGGGAGACTCTATGTAATGGTACAGCACCTGCTGAAGGTTTAACAAAAACATGCGGCATTGGACGAAATCAATGTGTGTTATGCCAACCTGGACAAGGTAGAGACGCACAAGGCACATGTGTGGCGTGTGGTTCTAATCCACCACTAGGACAAGTTTGGAAACCCGACTCTCAAAATATTGGGGGTTATGTATGTGATTATGACCAGTGTCCAATACCTCAACCAGGTTATATTTGGGGAACCAGTAAGACATCATGTAGTCCACAAGCCTGTTTAATAACACCTTCACCAGGATATATATGGGCGAACGATGGAATAAACTGTATTAGGAGATGTCCGGCGAATTATTATTGTCCAAACGCAACGACGTCGATTCAATGCCCTGCAGGATATACATCAGGTGGGGGTCCCCAAACGATTATATCAACACCGGCATCATCTGTGGCAGATTGTTTTCCATGTTTAAGTTCTGGACAAATATGCACTACTTGTCCGACTTCGACACCTTATTTCAATCTCGGATTGAATAGATGTGTTTATTGTTTCTTTAACTCGTCTTGCACAGGAGGGAAAAAGTGTATACAAGGAACGTGTCAATGTCCGGAGTATGCTCCATATGATACGGGGACGACTTGTGTACAGTGTACGACCAACTCTCATTGTCCAAGTGGTTCATGTGTTAACAATCTATGCGAGGTTGATGCATATTCGTACAGTTGTCCCGACACACAAATTACATATAGAGGTCGATCAAGTGGAAGTATGGTAGCACCTACTGTATATAAAACAGTCGGTTTAATTGGAACTAGATGTAGAACAAATGAAACTACTCCTCTAACTGGATTTTGTGGGAATGGTGTTTCGAGTACTTTGAAATATGACTTGTTGGACGGGCAATGTTCAATGCCGGCTTTGGTAACATGTCGTGCCGGATACTATGCAAGTACTGATTGGCGTGGAGTCTATAACCAATGTCTCCCATGTTTTGCCGGTTTTTATTGTCCTACAATCGGACTTATCCAACAGTATCAGTGTCCGGCCGGGACGTATTGTCCAGATGGACGCATGATTACACCACTTCAATGTCCGGCGGGATTTTATTGTCCAACCGCACTGACAACAACCCCAACAACTTGTCCAGTCAATTCATATTCAACTGAAGGTTCAACAATATGTAGGTGTCCTTCTAATTATGAATGGGCTGGTTCTGAATGTTATGCATGCCCGGCAGGAGCAACCGCGCCAGGACGCACGGCGACCGGTACACCGGCATACTGTTTGTGTCCAGTTAATACTCGATGGAATGTGTCCGCATGTGTGGCGTGTGGTTCTAATTCATATCGTGATAGACAATCATCGGCCGCTGGGACGGAAAGTTACTGTACATGTACACTCGGATATAAATGGAGCGGTACGGCCTGTGTGGCGTGTCCAGCAAATTCATCAATATATATGACAGTATTTGCATTCGGGTCTGCATCACAATGTACGTGCGCCGCAAACTATAAATGGAGCGGTACGGCCTGCGTGGCGTGTCCGACAAACGCAACGGCGAGCGGTCTCACGGCGAGCGGGTCTGCATCCCAATGTACGTGCGCCGCAAACTATAAATGGAGCGGTACGGCCTGCGTGGCGTGTCCGACAAACGCAACGGCGAGCGGTCTCACGGCGAGTGGGTATGCCTCCCAGTGTAGATGCGCCACAAACTATAGATGGAGCGGTACGGCCTGTGTTGCATGCCCAGCTGGAGGAACCGCGCCAGGACGCACGGCGAGTGGGTATGCAAACTATTGTAGTATTTGTGACACAAATACTCGTTGGAGCGGTACGACCTGCGTGGCGTGTCCGACAAACGCAACGGCGAGCGGTCTCACGGCGAGTGGGTCTGCAAACTATTGTACGTGCGCCACAAACTATAAATGGAGCGGTACGACCTGCGTGGCGTGTCCGACAAACGCAACGGCGAGCGGTCTCAAGGCGAGTGGGTATGCCTCCCAGTGTAGATGCGCCACAAACTATAGATGGAGCGGTACGGCCTGTGTTGCATGCCCAGCTGGAGGAACATCAAGCGGTCTCACGGCGAGCGGATCTGCAAACTATTGTACGTGATAAAGAAATATGAGATGGGAAGGCACATCATGTCGGTTAGGAACGACACGATCCGGAGCGGCATCTGGGGAGGCTCGTTCTACGTGTACTCTTATAACAACTGCATGGGAAAACTAGATGAGTAATTTTCTTGAACAGTAGTAATGAAGTTCACGATCGACGACAAGACGCTCAGGAGAATTCTGATCGGCGTGACCGTCGTAACTTTGATCGCATTGATTTTCATGTTTTTCCGTAGCAGATCCAAGTTTGAGTGGCCTACACCAACCGACGCAACAGGAACAGATGCCACACAGGACCAAACTCTGACAACTGCACTGAACGACGCCCAGGACGCTTACAATGTCAGAATGATAGCTATTAATGCTATGTCTGATCCGGTAGCCAAAACTGCAGCGATTCTGACCGCCGAAAGAACCTTGTCGGATGCTATCGACAGTGCAATTGAATCATATGTTTCAGCCAAATGTAGTGCGGTCGTCGCTGGTACAAAACCAACCGATGCAACCGGAGCTGCAGCATGGGATACCTACCAGACTGATCTGGCAGCCATCGGAGCTGCATATTATCCTGTCATCAGAACTGCCACCGGAGCGGTGGCCACTGAAACTTTGGCGGCCCGCAAAGCGGACATCACAGGTGCGACTCGTAAATACATTGCGACCGCGTGTCCCAAGTTTTATAAAACATCGGCAAGTGATCCGTCAACAGGTTACAAAACCTGGGCATCGTACACTACAACAACCTTGTACAACGCCGCCGCGACACCAGCAACCGGCAAAATTGGTTTCGCTGCAGATAGAATTACTGCAGCGAACATATCGACCTGGGCAGACTATGCTGCGGTCACCACCACATCCAGTACGTCAGTAACGGTCGCCGCCGGCGCAACCACGACCGGGCCTATTACATTAGATAGTGTAGTCGGATTGGCTTCTGGTGACCAAATTCAATTTACGCCACAGGCGGCAGTCAGCGGTGTAACAACTCCACTTACACCTATAGTGGGCACTATTGCATCGGTCGACACTGCCGCCAAAACTGTGACGCTGACTGTTACGGCAGCTCCAACTGGCGGTTACATTATACCAGCCAAAACTGCGTTCGCAAAGGGTCTCAGAACGGGTTCGAACAACAAATGGAAATTCGGTGGTGCCACTCCCAACTGGAGGTTGGCACGGGACACAGGTCCAGGCACGCTCCCGCAGCCAACATGGGCAACGGCCTAAACAGCCGGTGTCATTCGACTGTTCCGAGCCAGAATTGTCATTGGTAAAAATTTGTAACCAGGTAAATCAATTGACAAATACCCAAAACACTTGGGATCCATTGCGGTACGAGATGCTACATATTTTGTAAACGCCGTCTGACAATAATACCGACGCATTTCGGCAATTTTAGAATCTCTAAAATGGAGACGCAGTTTGGTAGTGTTCCAAAGGTGCGTCGGCATTCCGTTGTTCGTGTTCGCGTTGCCAAAAGTAAGCTTGTCGTATACGAGCTGATACTTCCACTGACTCACAGAATCATAACCCGGTTTAAATGGCGCTCCGTCGCGATACCCATGAGTTCCAATCGGATATTGAGGATACGAAACTTCCTTCCCGTTCGTCCATGCCCGATTTGTATATATATCTTTTTCTGCCGTAGGTATTGTCACGAGTTGGCCGATCGACGAATCGGCCAACTCTACACGCGGAAACGCCGGGAGACACCAAATCGTGTCCGCATCCGCCTTTGAACCGGCAAGAATTCCTCGTTGTGGGCTAGATTCGTTACACTTGAGGCGAGCCGGTGCGGCCGGATATGTAAAATATCCAGTATATCTATCGATCGCATCAGCCAAATCCGAACTTAAGATGTTTTCATAAATACCTCCAGCGCCTACTTTCCATGCTAAATCACTAGAATCAGCATAGAATCGTCGGTTCCATCCATCACCTTGACCGGCAGCCGTACCTGTAATACTCGTGATCGGTAACGGTTTAGTGACCCATCCGTTGGCAAAACTCAAAGTTCGCGGTTTTCCTTCGGCGTCGGTGTCCCATCCGCCCACTGTATATTCTTTGATATCATCGGTCGGCATTTGGTTTCTTATTTGGTTACTACTGACAAGTTCGGCTACGATGGTGAACCCTATGACTAAAATCATAGCGGCCGCTATAGCAATATTCAAACGGCCGGCAGTCATAGCTGCTTGCCGGGCTGCTATGACCGCAGTAGATGAACCAGCAGGAAGAGTAGCTGCCGCTGTCGCTGCCGATACACCGACGCCAGCTGTCGAGAGAGATGCACCGGCCGCTGTTATCGCACCCTGACTGGCGATTTGTGCGAGACCTAGAACGCTCGTCGCGAATCCGGCAGCGTACGCCGGACTGCTCAAGAGTTTTCTAAAGTTGGCATTCAGGTTTATGTTCGAAGCGGCTTTGTCTCGCCTCCAATCTTGACCGTTTGCGGTCGTTATGTCACCCTGCACGATAGCCATCTGTGATATATCGTCCGTGCTCGTATAATTACACCCGTTCTGTCTGATGTATTCCCGAGGCGCATAGTCACCAAAAAATACAGCGAGACCCTTCATCGTGTCCTGTGGAAGATTACATGTAAGTGTTCGGCGATCATAACACGTGCCTATAGACTGACAAAACTGTGGCGTGAAAACACACTGATGCGAGATTGGATTGTAGTGTCCGCGGGCCGTATCACACATTTGGCGAATTCCTGAATTGTAGACTATGCATCCACCATTGTTTGTCCGTTTGAGAAGAGGAAGATTTGTCGCATGAATTTTATTAACCTTTGGTGCTGCGTAGTCGTATCCGGTTGCATTTTCTGTGAAACCCTTGAGGTCATCAAAATTGAACCATTCTGAATAGTTGCCACCGGTCTCACCATTATCCGCGACCCATTTATTAGACGCCCGGATACATTCCGCTTGGCTCGGCCAGCCGCACTGAAACCGGGCTCGACCGGATGTTTGTGACTCGGTACCGCCCGTACTGTCAACCCCCAAATGCTGATCTTCGTATACGATACCCTTGTTGTACGTACACACGGCCGTAAATGCTGCCCGATACAAATTGTCTATTTCGGTTGGTGCAAAATAACCAAACGTCCCACCGATCCACCACCACATGTTTTTGCCACCCGGATTCTGTACACTGTACTTTCCGACATCTAAGAGGTATTGGTAGGTCTCGCCACCCATACGTTGTTGCATAAGAGCGCCATGGACTGTCGTCGGATCTCTCAAAAGTTTTTCCTGGACGGCGTTCACTTCTTCGACGATACGAGCCTGTGTGTCGTATACAGTTTTACGAGGCATGTTTCGTTCGAGATAATCGAGCGGGCCCGAAATTTGAGGAAACGTTGCGTACGCATACGTTTGTGAACCGGTGGGTAAACCTATATTCATAGCTTTGCACATATTGTTGTAATTTTTGATGGCTTTGACTTGGCCATCGATCGATTTTGCGATTGCTTCTTGTACCGCACCCGCCGTTAAAAGTTTCGGTTGATACCCTGAACCGGGTGGAGGGTTTGCTTGACCGTAGTTTAAGAACGCATCATCCATATAAAAGGCGTCCGTGAACAACATAATGACACCGAGTACGTCCATCACGTCACCTATCGAACCAAGGAGTGCACCTGTCGCGGACACAATCTTACTGTCCATGACTGAATCGAATGCGGACCTCATTCGTGACTGTTCACTTTCCGTGCTAAAAAAAATTGGTGTCCGTTTACGAGCCGTCATTGCTACATGTTCCGAGGCCATGATATCTTTCAGTTCCTGTAATTGCTCTGGACTGTTTTTAAACATGTTAGAAAATCCAGTTCCGAAAGCTACAAATGCTTCCCGTATAAACTTACGTCCACCGGGCATATTGTTAAGATGTTGCATGTCGTATCTCCCACTTGCATCTTGAGAGGGTTGTCCGTTGTTTCCAAGTTTATGGTTTCCTTCCATCATTTTTGTTGTCCAAAGTGTGGCTGTACGTGGTATAGTATCTACTTTGGTTGCCGCGTCTGGTTGTGTTCTGTTGACTATATTATCGAACGTGTTTCGAACTTTTTCAGCCATCGACCTTATGACAGTGCCATTATCGATCGGTGTCGTGCGCGTATCCCTCGTAAGTTCTTCATTACCACCCGCCTTGATGTTTTCGTTGACCCGTGCCGTCTCGGCGTCGATAGACCCTTTGACCGTCGCGGAGTCGATACGAACCCGTGTCGTCGGTAAATTCTCAGTGTTACCCTTCTGTTTGATGTTCTCGTTGACCCGTGATGTTTCAGCATTTAGAGACCCTCTGACCGTCGCGGAGTCGATCAGTGTCGT